TCACGTTCCGTTCTTGTTCCTGAAAGCGGCCGGCTCGATCTCGCTCCAGCGTGCTTCCATGAGCTTCATCGCGTCCTTCGCGAGGCTCCTCAAAGCCACCTCTCGGCCATAGTGCTGCACCATCTGCGCTGACATGTTGCAGATCGCCCCGACCTGGTTCTCGGTGCAGCCAACCTCCAGCAGATTGATCACAGCGTTCTTGCGCAGACCGTGGAAGACGATCCGGTTTTCTCGAAATGGCTTGAACGCGTCCTTCGCCATGAGCTTCTGCCATTCGGTCCGGAAACCGTCGGGGCTCTTGTATGATGTGGCGCGAGCTCCGGCGTGCAGCATCACGCTATCGGACGTCGGCACGCGATCGATCCACTTTCGATAAGCGAAGTGGATCGGAATCCAAACGGTGTTTCCCGTCTTCTGCGCACGGACGGCGATCGTGTTCTCGCCGGCCTTCGGCTTCGTCATAGCCAGCACGTCGCCCTGGCGCTGCCCGGTAAAGAATGCCGACATGGCGATCATCTGCATGTGGAACGGTGCGTGCTCCAGCAGGATCTCAAAAGCCCAGTTCGGCCACGGCACCCACGGCTCGCCGCCCGGTATCTTTTCCGTCATCTCCACGACGTTGGTCTTGCAGTAGCCTCGGGAGGCGCCCCACGCCATCAGGCGGGACAGGAAGGCTCGGAACTGGTTTGCTTTCGCCGGCGTCTCGCCTAGGGCGTCTATCGCGTCCTGCGCGTCGACCGTCGTCAAGTCGACGGGGAGGTCGTCTCCCCATGTCTCCTTAATGATGTCCCCGGATGTTCGGTATCCGCGCTGCGTGGAAGCCGCAAGCTTGGTCCAGAAGGGGTTGCTCTCGCTCTGGAAAGCCTCGACGAGCGCCTTGAAATCCTTGATGCCCTGGCGGCCACGGCGGATGAATGCTTCGTGTGCCTTCGTAGCCTCGGGCCAAAACTCTTTGCTCTTCAGGTCCGGTAGCCGCTTGCCGTCCAGCAGAAAGCCCTTCTCATCGCGGGCCATGGCCTCACAGATCGACAGGCGTTCGGAGAACTCCTTCTCGAGCGGTTCCGGTAGGGCGATCGACGGCCACGCCTCTTTGGTGTTCCGGAACCTGGTGTAGAAGGTGTAGACGGTTTGCGAACCGTTGGCGCGTCGCTTGATGACGCGGTGCACGTGCTTAGGCAGTTCCACCGTTCCGCTTTTCCCTGATCTTTTCACGGAACTTCGCTCCCAATCCTGAGGACATCGTCGATGTGCCGAGGTTCATCGCCCGGTCCAGATCCTCACGATACCAGAACTTCCGTCGCGTGCTGTCAACGATGCGCGGGTTCGGATAGATCGTTCCGACGCGCTCGAGGAAATCCTCGACATGCTTTTCCCCGCAATACCCGGCAGCCATGTCAGCCGACATGCGAGGCGGCCAGCTGCCTGGGGGAACGAGGGATTGGCGACGTTCTCTCATCTTTCGCCTCTCTTCGCCGCTTCCCGCTCATTTGCGATCGCCGTCCCGATCGCCAACAGGACTTCGATATGGGTCATCGGCCGAGGCGGACCGGCTATAGCCTTTGCTACCGTGCGGATCTCCTCGGGAAGAGCGTAGTATTCGCGCGTGGCGGGGGTGGCGTTGGTCAGGTCGGGGATCATGGCTTCTCCTCGGCGCGCTGGCGGATGGCGGCATCGGCAAGCTCCTGGACTGTGCGATAGAATGCAGATTGAGCTTCCGACATCGCGGCATATTCGGGATCGACATTGAGCCAGTTGCCACGCTCCCGTTCCGCGCGAACGAACTCAAAGCGAGCGTTGTAAGCAGCTACCGCATCAACGTAGGCTTTGCGGGCGGCAACGATCGTGTCGAATGCCTCGGCTTCGCTCTGTGCGCCGTCCGTATCGGCGGGGGCGATGTTCCAGTTTTTAGAGCCACTTTTAGGGTCATTTGGGCAGGTTTTTTCCGGCGTTTCACTGTTCGTTCCACTGCCGTTCTTGTTGACAATTGGCGTGATCGGGGAATTCGCCGCTGCGGGAGGGGTGGAAGCGCCTTCCTCCCTCGTTTGTGGAGCGTCGTAGACGGTCAGAAGCCACCGTTCTAGATGGTTGTCTATGATCGCTTCCAGATCGCCTGCCTTGACCAGCAGGGAGTCGGGCTGTTCCGGGGCAGTAGTATCGCCGAGCTCGCAAACGGCCCTGACCACACGTTGGGCAAGCGTCAGTTTCTCAGTCATGCTTCGTCCCTCGACCGGAGCGCGCCGGCGTCGGCCAACGTCCGATTGATGATGGTAGTTGCGAATGGCGCCGCATCCTCGCTCATATCGGTCCAGAGGCCGTGTATGGTGAGGGCGAGCACGTGCGGGTTGATGCGGGCCGCGCGCCAGAACCGCTCTTCGCTCATGCCGTGCTGACGGCGGTGCTCGTCCGGATGAAGAGGCAGAACCCAGCGGTCGGAAACCTTGCTGCCCTTGCCGCGACCGTAGTGGCCGTACCGAGGAGCCGCGCAAGACAGGTGCGCAGCCTCGACGCCGTACCGGCCCGAAACGCAGCAGGGAACAGCAGACGCCATCCCGACGGACGACTGTGCCACCGGATATGGATTTCGAACCGGTTCCGTTGCCGGACCGGCAGGGCGGATCCGGTACCGAAGAAGTCGATGATCCCGCACGAAGCGGCAAGTCCAAAGGGCGGGGAAGCCGACGCAAGGTGCCGGCAAGAATAGCCCCGGGGATCAAACCTAAGGTCTGGAAAAGGCGCAGCGACGCAATCATGCGGCCACCTTCTCGATCTGGTCGATGTTCTGCTTGATGACCGTGAAGGTATAGGCGGCAACCCAAGGGTTGGCGTCCCATGCGCCTTCGCCGTTGATGCTGTCCCATAGCGTTCGGTAGCTATCTACCGCAGAGGCGCAGCATTGGGTTTGCGGCATGAGGTAATCACGCCACCCATCACTATCGCGTTCGACACCCTCCGCTTCAGCGTCGTTCTCGCTGATGTCCTGCAGCCGCTCGACGCGAACGTCGGTGACGAGAAGCGTGAGGCGCGAATCCTGCCGGCGCATGAAGATCGACGGACGCCAGCGCGAAAGCTCCGGCTGCACGTCATCGGCTCGGTAGTAGACGAGCCTTGTCAGATCTGGACAGGCCATATGGTCGTCGCCGTTGTCGCCGACGCGGGCATGAGTTTCCTTTACCCACAGACGGTCGCCACGGCTTATCTTCACCGGAACTTCGCCTCCGAAGTTGCCGAATTTCGTGCGGCGCTCGAATGCGTGGTACGGCTCTTTGCCAAACGGCCGGATAGTCTTCCGGATGATCGTCACGCCTGGCGGCGGCTGGTCTTTGCAAAGCCGACGCGTCTGCGTCTTGCGGCCATCGAGCAGCGCACGGACCATCGGGCCGGAGAAGAGAATAGGGCGGTCGGTCATCATGCTACCTCCGGGAATGCATCATGCGTCACTCCGTCCAGTTCGCGGCCGGATAGCTTCTTGCCGATCTTGATCATTGGGATGCCGCCGACGGCGTGCTTGTTGTCGAAGCAATGAACCGTGCCGTCCGTGGCCACGATGAAAGCCGGTGGTTTGCCGGCATTGCCTCGCGATGTGTCGTATTCGTGCTCTTCGGTTGCCGCGATCCACTCGCCGTTTTGCTTGTGGTGGTAGGCGAGCCCATGCGCCAGCGCCTGGTCGCGGATATTGCGGAACCAATCGGGATGAGTTGGGCGAGCCTTGTGGCTGCCCTGGTCCGTTTCGCCTCCGGTGATCCACCAACCGACAGCCGGCAATTTCGCCCAGCCATCTGCGCCGATCTTGATACCGCGCTCGAAACGCTCGCCTTCCAACCGGCGTTGAGTATGAGGGTCGCCCGTCATCCAAGGAGAAAGGTCGCCAAGATCACCGAGCAGCGGTTCGCAACTGGCAAACAGGAAGAGCGGGCGTAGGCCTGCGGCGACGACGAGCGACGCGAGGTTCTTTGTTGCCCGCTCGCGATCCTCGATGGTGGTGCCGAAGGCGATGTTCTTCGGCATGAAGCCAACGGCCTTGACCATCTTGACGATGTTCTGTGGACGCTTCGTGAGCAGAAGCCAAACCAGATTCGGCGTGGCCTCGATCAGCGTGAAAAGGTCAAAGCGCCAATCGGCGGGCACCTCGTTGTCGAATACGTCGGCGAGCGACGAGCAGAACACGAACGGGCGGCGGCCATCGGCGGCAGCCTTCTTGTTCCATGCGATCGGCTTTCGCCAGTTCGCCGCGCTCGTCCGCTCGCGGGTGCCGGAGCCGACGCCTGGTCCGCCCCACTTCACGCGACCCATACGCGTTTCCATAAGGTGAGCGGCATAGCAGCCGTCGCAAGCCGGGGAGACGCGAGTGCATCCTACCCACGGGTTGAACGTCATGTCTGCCCAAGAAATCAGGGTCTGGTCGGCCATCTCAGAAGCCTCGCTCATCGGGTTGGCGAGGAACGTCCCCGGGCTGAAGACGGCTCACCTTCATCTTCTTGCCGTCGCGGGTGACGAGAAACATGGGGAGCGGCCTGCCGACCCAATTGACAGAGACGTCATCAGCCTCGTCGAGTTCCAATCCGAATTCCTCGTCTTGGGTCATCGCGTCGGCCTTTGCTCTGGCCTTCTCCAAGCTTCCCGCCTTGATTGTCACGCGGATCGTGCCGCGCACCGAGAAGGTGGCCTCATATTCTCCGGGCCTCTCGTCAGCGATGAAATCGGCCTTGTTAGGTAAATCGCTCATGCCGCCAACTCCTTCGCGCTGTCGACGAAGTGCTCGCGGTACGTCCGGTCAAAGACGGCTTGGAACTGCGCGACAACATCGTCGGCGCGGTCAGCATCGACAAAGGTCGCGGCGAAGCTCGCATGCATCTGCATCATGTACGCGGCGATGCCGATGAGCATGTGATCGACATTCGCGCCCGGGCGCTGGATCTCCGAGTTGACGAACTTGACCAAACTCTCATGAACGGTGGAGACGGACATACGAGCGATAAGGCTCGTGATCGGATCGTCGCAGGTTAGCGCGTCCACTTCGGACATGCTTCCAGGCAAAAGACGGGCGTTCTCGGTCATGCTGCGGCTCCCGCGTTTCGTTGTGTGGTGCCGCGCTCAACCCCGATCAGATCGTCGAGGAAGTCGAGAACGGCCGTTTTGCTTTCCTGGAAATCCTGCTTGCCCATGGCCTTCATGGACTGGCTCTTTGCCACGTACCGAGTGACGGTCGCCTCCTTCACGGCGACGACGGAGAAGGCGTCGATCGGACGGATGAAGGCGGCTAGCCGCATCGCCTCGGCCTTCGTGCTGCAGACGATCGTATGAGCATCGCAGTAGCCGGTCCGGATCAGCGCATAGGCACGCAGGTGCTCGGCGGATTCGGCGAAGGGCAGGCCGGAATACTGTTCCGGCAGATTGCGCCAGGCATCGTTCACCGCGGCGAAATAGTGCCGGTGAGAATTCATACTGCGGTCGTTGTGCTCAGCGAGCGTATAGAACTCGCCGACCACGAAACGCTTGTCGCATTCGCGGGCCCAATGCCGGTTCGCCGGCTGGAAGGCCTCGCCGTTCCACTGCAAGAGGACCGGGCCGCTCATGTCAGCCCGCCATCAGCGGATGGCTGCGGAGCTCGGCATCAGACGGGCCTTTTGCCGCCGGCCGCGCAATTGCGGCTTCAAGCCGCCTCTTCAGTTCGAGCGCATCGCCCGGATGCTTCGACCAGAACATTTTCAGTGGCTCGCGGTTGGCGTCCCGCCATTTCGCTACTTTTGCCGGCGGCTCCTTTTCGATGAACTCGCAAGCCCGGTCGAAGAATTCGCCGACGGGCACATTTTCAAGCGCCCAATTGTCGCCCCAGGTGATCGTGATGGAATTGGAGGCGCCGACGGCTTTGAGGCGGTTTTCCTCGCGCTCGTGCTCGACAATCTCGGACGCGGTCAAGTCGATGATCTTCGCCCGATCCATTTCCGCTTCGTCATAGAGACCGGTGAACTGCTCCGGCCAGCCGGCGCGCAACGCCTGCATCTCGGCGCACTTGGCGATCATGAGGCGGGGCATCCGGCACCAGTTGCCGGAGTCATCCAGCGTCTGCTTGCCGGTCTTGTAGTTTTTGCCGGTCTTTTCGTTCTCCGCCCATTCATCTTTGATCGGGGCGAACTCCTCCCAATACGACTGGCCGGCGACCTCGTACCATTCGCCAGACTTTGGGTCCTGCTTCCAGAGATAGACGGTGGCGGATACGATGCCCTGGGGGTTGAGCGGGCTCTTGAGCGAGGCGTCGAGCTCATACGTGGCTGGCTTGCTCGCCGGCCGGTAGTCGCCGCAGCGCTGCGCAATGACGCGCTGGCCGTCGCGGCTGATGATGATCGTCATCTTCCGCTTGTTAGCGTTGTTCTTGGAGAAGACCATCGGAATGATCTGGCCGAGGAACGGATCGAGGCCCTTTGCCCGGGCAACCTCCATGAAGAGGTTGAACTCTTCGGCGTTGCAGTCTTTGGCGACGGTCTGCTGAACCAGCGCGATCTGGCGCGGCGACAGGTCGAATTTCGTGATGGCGTTCATGGATTACTTCCTCCGGACGGAAAGAGAGATGCTGCCGTTGTCGAGGTTTGCGCCGGGCACTTGCTCGCCGGCTTTGATCGCGGCGGCTAAGGCCTTCTTGTCCAGCTTCGGCGCGGGGCGCTCCTGCTCGACGAAGAACCGGGAAGGGATGTCCGCTTCGCTGTTGACGATCAGGCCGGGCGCGCGCTTCGTGAGCGACAGGGTGGCTGTAGGCAGCTTTAGCGAGGTTTGATCGGTGGCGAGCATCGCCTGTTCGATCAGAGCCCGAACGCGCTCGGCGCGTCGCTCGATCGACTTGCGGCGGGTCTCGAATTCCTCTTCCTTGGCTTTCAAGCCGGTGATGAGGACGTCGCACTCGTCGATCTGGGCGACGGCAGCTTCGATAGCCTCGAGGAGGTTGGTTTCGCCCTCGATCGCGTCAGCGACCAGTTCGGCGTCATCGTCAACGCCTTGGTCGCGAAGGCTGGACAGAAGCGACTTTGCCGCCTCGGTCTGGCGATGAAGGTTGTAGTCAAGGTCGGGCATGGCCATCAGATGTTCCTTTCGTGGGCGACGAGTTCCTGAACCCGGTCGGCATTCCAAAGGCCGGCCGCAAGCACGCCGAGGACGGCAGCCAGGAAGATCAGGGACATGGCGAGTGAGTAGCTTGCGCGGTTGAACTGCTTGAGCGCTTCAAGATCGTCGTCGCGATCGACAGCGCAGCGGTTGCAGGTGCAGCCGAACTCGGAGGCGGGGCAGTCCTTCATTGGGCTGCCTCCATCTGTGCGGCAACCGAGACGCGGGCGCGGTTCTCGTATTCGCGCTGGTCAATGTAGAAGCCCTCTCCGAAGCCCGATGCCCGGAGGATCGCCAGCACGTCGTCGATTGCATCGTTGTATGCTTCGTCGTCGGCGCATTCGTCAGCGCCGCCGAGCGCTTCAATTTCCCGGTACAGCTCGTGAAGCTTCACCCGACGCCGGCTCATGCTGCGCTCCGCTCGACCGAGACGGCTTCGGAGAGGAAGAAATCGGGGAAGGTCGAATAGCGTTCGAAGCGCTCGACGGTCGTCCCGGGGAATGCGGCGGCTTCTTCGAGAGCCTCGTCTTCGCGACGGAACTGCAGAGCGTCGTCGACTTCGTGGGAGAAGAAATATTCGTTGGTAAGGACCCGGCCGACCTCATCTTCAATCCTGTATCGGGTAACCATCGCCATTGCTTCGTCCTCTCGTCAGCGTCCTGCTGTAAAAGGATATAAGCACAGCTAGAAAACCGATTCAAGCAAAACTTTAAAGCAAAACTAGAAAACGCCTCTCGACTCTTCGGCAAAAAGAATCAATTGTGAGAACAAGACGTGAACAAAGGAGAAAGGAATGAGGCTGCCTACGAGCGAGCCACTCTTGGGAGATGTGGCGTCCGTGTCTGTCGAGTGTTCAGATTGTGGGAGGGCGCGCTGGTGGCAAGTCGGCCAGTTATTGCGCTTTCCTGGCATTTTCGGCGGGACGCCGCTGGCGAAACTGTCGGCCCGGCTTACTTGCTCCGCCTGTCAGGAAGACGGGCTGCCGGGGAAGAGCATTTCCGTCCAAGCCCTATTTGTGAGCGAGAGAGCGCGCGTTCGAGTGGAAGCGCATATCCTCAATAGCCGAGAAGTTCTGCCAGAGGTATCACGCGCCATAGCGCCTTCACGGCGTACCGGTTGAACGTCAGTTCCTTTGGCGGGTTGTACTGGCTGACGATGATCTCGGATGCAGTCCGCCGAACGAAGTACTTGATGTAGGATTTCCCGACTTCCCCTTCATTCTCGGGGAAAAGCTCAATCACGATGTGGTCGCCAGGTACTGGCTCTCGGCCGCCAACGTATATGAGCTCGCCGGGGAAATAGCGCGGCACCATGCTGTCGCTGATCGTATGAAGTGCGAAAGCCTTCACCACGCCGATCAGCCCGGGCGGCCGGCGAACGAAGCCTTGGCGTTCACCGTTGAACCTGAAATCACCATCGTCGCCACCGGCTGTGGTTCCGAGGACTTCAATATCCAAGGGACCGGAAGGCGGCGGGGCAGGGTCGGTCACGCGCTCGGCATCTGCGAGCGGCTCATCTGTTAGGCTGACGACTTCGCCGTGGCTAAGCGCGCCCTGATCGACGCGAAGGAAATCGGAGAGCGCGATCAGGTTCTCGGTCGAGGGCAGGTTCTTGCCGCTCTCGTAGTTTCCGATCGCTGCAACGTGCACGCCGAGGTGTTCGGCGAGTTGCCGCATAACCAGGCCGCGCTGCTTTCGCGCCCGCTTGATTGCTGCACCCACAATCTTGGCTTTTTCCTTCGTGTCCATAGCTAGCATGTGAGTTATGGAACCCCATATCGTCTATAAAAGTTTTGCTTGAATATATTTTCTAGTTACGCTTATAATCAGGCATGAGCACAGAACCCCTCCCACTCACCCTGGTTTTCAAGCAGGCAGGCAGCGCCAGCGAACTGGCGCGTCGGCTTAAGATCACGCCTTCTGCCGTGTTGCAGTGGGACAAGGTCCCTCCGACGCGCGTTTTGGAAGTTGAAAGGATCACCGGAGTTTCGCGGCATTTGCTGCGGCCCGACATCTTCGGCGCACGCCCCATCGAAGGGGTCTCGGCATGAGTGCTGACGCCCAGATCATCCCCGAAGACATCATGAAGGCAGCCGAAGAGGCGCTGGATAACCTTCTCTGCAATTGCGCCGAGTCCTGTGGCGGTGCAGCCGGGCTTCGCAAAGCGTCGATCGAGGAGATCGCCAAGGCCATCCTCGCCGAGCGCGAGCGCTGCGCCTCCGTGGCGGACTATTTCAGTCAAGCCTGCGTCTGCTCCGAGTGGACAGAAGAAGCGCGGGGCGCCGGCTACTACGCTTGCGCTGACGTGGCCACCTCCATCCGCAATCCATCCCCGCCGAAACAGCCGTCGCCGCCTATCAGCGATGACGACCTTCCGTTCTGAGGAGCCACCATGTCCGACGCACACGGCATTGCCCGCGACCAACTCCGCGCTTTCATCGAGCGCATTGAGCGTCTCGAAGAGGAAAAGAAGTCGATCGCCGACGACATCAAGGATGTCTATGGCGAGGCGAAGTCGATGGGCTTCGATAGCAAGATCCTGCGCAAGGTCATTTCGATCCGCAAGCAGGACGCGGACGAGCGCGCCGAGCAAGAGGCAATCCTCGACACCTATCTGCACGCTCTCGGCATGATCCAGCTCGACATTTTTGAGGAGCCCGAGGCGGAAACCAGCCCCAAGCTCGTCGCCACGGTCGCGACCGCCATGCAGACGCAAGCGGGCAGGGCGGCACTGCTCACCGCAGTAGACATCATGATCGAGCGCGAAGAGCGCTTTGACGCCGAGACCGGCGAGATCCTCGACGACATTGAAGCTTCGGCCGGCACGGCTCCTGCCGTTGAAACCTCGCTGGGAGCGCGCGGGGCCGAAGAAAGCGCTGTTTCCAATTCCGGGATCGCCACTGCCTCGCAGGGCGGAACCGCATCCCCAAGCCCTGACGCTGAGTTGAGCAGCGCCGGCGCCAACGCAGGAGGAGGATATGTAAAGAACAGCGCAGAGCGCGCATCCGTCGCAAACGTAGCGTCTGGCCCGGACGAGAAACAACGGGCACCCCTTTTCGCGGCCAAGCCGACGTCTATTCGTCGCCCGCACTGCCTCGATCGGGCTGGCTGCGGTTCCTACACGGAAGAGCACTGCGCACGCTGCAAGGCGGCGATGCAGGAGCGCGAGCAGGCGGAGGAAGTCGCATGATCGAGGCAAGGTCATCGTCCTCCGTAGCGGCAGCACGCCAAGTCCAGCGCCGCCAGTTCAAAGCGATTTCGCACCACGTCTGTGATCGGTGCGAGCGCGTCCTTTCCATCAGCGAAATGATCGAGCGGTTTTGCGAGAGCTGCGAGCAGCACACGACGCCGGTCAAAAAGGAGGCAGCATGAAACACGTCCGTTCTTATCGCCTGCATCGCCGCCGTCTTGTGGATGGCCGCTCTCACCCTCGTTGTTCGCGGCTTCGCTGAACACGAATTCCGCCGCAACGGCTTCAAGGAAAAGATTAAGCGCTGAACTCCTCCCGAGGCGCTTAACGCGGCTGGTCCTGGTCCTCCTCCCTCGGGACCAGCCGCAACACATGCACCCTGATCCGCTTGTTCGCCAAATTCATAACCACGGCTCGAACAGCGTCACCCAGGGGAATAGGGGCCGGCGACGACGAGGTCACGTCGCCGGCAGTAGGGGCAGCTGCGGCGGAGCCCCTACGAAACGGAAAGACCTGGGAGGGACCGGCAGCCGCGCCAACGGCGCCGTCCTCTCCATCGGAAGTAATGCCTGTGCGCATCCGCGTCTCCTTGAACGAGGTGAAGGTCGCACAGGAGTCGTCGGAAATGTCCGAGAAGTCGTCGGAGAAATCAGAAATGTCCACGATCGCATTTTGTCAGCACGCACTGCGGAGGGAGATAGCGCCTCCGTCTGTCGGCAGCGTCCAGACACGCATCGCAACGGCAGCCCGTTCTCTTGGCTGGTCCTACACGCGCACCAGAGACGCTTGGTACGCCGATCCCCGAATTTCCATCAAGCCTGAAGAGCTGTTCCGCGTCGAAGCGGTGAGCGGGCTTATCTACCAGGCACGGCAGGAGGTGCGGAAGAATGACGATGCAATCGCAAGGGCCACAGCCCTCCTTGGTGGCGAGGATGCGCATCTCGTTCGCTCGATCGTTGCTGCGGTTCGCTCGGCGCTTGGCATTCGCAATCGCGCCTGAGCTGAGGGAAGAAGAGGGGGATCGCAATGTTCAGGACTGACCTTTTCCGCGAGACCAGCGCCGATGCTTTGATGGCATCCGCCTATGTCGGTGCGCCCCTCATCGTAGATAGCTTCGCCGGCGGCGGTGGAGCCTCGACCGGCATCGAGATGGCCCTCGGCCGCTCGCCGGACATCGCCATCAACCACAATCCTGATGCGCTGGCGCTGCACGCCGCCAACCATCCAGAGACGCATCACCTCTCCGAGAACGTCTATCGCGTCGATCCTCTCGACCACCTCAAGGGCAAGCACATCGGCCTCGCCTGGTTCTCCCCGGACTGCAAGCATTTCTCCAAGGCCAAAGGCGGCAAGCCCGTGGAGCGCAACATCCGCGATCTTTGCTGGATCATTCCTGGCTGGATCGAGCGCATCCAGAAGAGTGGCGGCCGCGTCGATGTCGTCATCATGGAGAACGTCGAGGAGTTCAAAGACTACGGTCCGCTGGTCGCGACCGATCGCGGGCTGATGCCTGACCCTGAGCGACGCGGCGAGAACTTCGAGAAATGGTGCAAGAAGCTGCGGCGGCTCGGCGGCAAGATCGAGTTTCGCGAGCTGCGTGCCTGCGACTATGGCGCTCCTACGATCCGCAAGCGGCTGTTCGTGATCATTCGGTTCGACGGCAAGCCGATTGCCTGGCCTGAGCCCACTCACGGTAAGCCTGAGGACCCGGATGTGATTTCCGGCAGGAAGCTGCCGTGGCGCACCGCAGCTGAATGCATTGACTGGTCTCTGCCTTGCCCCTCGATCTTCGATACTTCGGCAGAGATCTGGGCGAAGCACCAGCCACGCGCGGTGCGACCGCTCGCGGATGCAACGATGGCCCGCGTGGCCCGTGGCATGAAGCGCTATGTGCTTGATGCGGAGCGTCCGTTCTTGGTCAGTGTCGCGCACGGCGATAGCGGGGGTCGCAGGGAGTATCCCATTGACGAACCGCACGGCGTCGTCACCGCAGGAGGTATCAGCCATGCCGTCGTTGCCCCCTCGGTGATCCGCTTCAACACCGGCGCGACCGGACAGGATATGCGCGATCCGCTGTCAACGGTGACGGCGAACAGCTTTATCAAGCGGCCGGGTGGCGCAGCGCCTTTGGGCATCATTGCGCCGGTTCTGACCGCTGCTCAGCAAGGCGGCTCCGTCCGCTCGGTGGCGGATCCGCACCACACCATAACTGCCAGCAGCAAGGATCAGAATTCCGTCATCGTGCCGACGCTGGTGGGTTGTGGCGGCCGGGCAGGGCAAAGCCGTCCGCGTGCTGGCGACGAGCCTGTCGGAACGATCACGGCCAAGGCGGATGGCTGCGTTGCGGTCGCCTTCCTTGCGCAAAACAACTATCTTGAGCCTGGCCATGATGCGCGCGAACCACTGTCGACGATCGTCGGCAGGGGCAGCACGCAGAGCCCAATAGTTGCTTTCATGGCCCAACACAATGGCGATCCGCGCCCCGATGGTAGCGAGGCCGCGCGGCCCGGGCGTGATGCTGGCGAACCATTAGCGACCATCACACAATCCGGAAGCCAGCAGAGCCTTGTCGCTGCTTTGGTCGCCCGCCAATTCGGAACCTCGACGGGGCACAGTCTAGAAGGGCCGTCCGCAACCGTGATGGCGGACGGCGGTGGCAAGTCGCAGCTCGTCATGCCCTATCTGCAAGCCTACTACGGCACGGGGGACGGACAGCACGAGACGGAGCCGATGCGCACCGTCACGACGAAGGACCGACACGGCCATGTCGAGGCGACTATCGGCGTCCCGCCCTTCACAGAGGCGCAGGCCGACCGCGCGCGCCAAGTCGCTGACTTCATGCGCGCGCAGGGCTTCTGGGACGATCGCGAGTTCGTAACAGTTGAGATCTCGGGCGAGACCTTCGTAATCATCGATATCGGGATGCGGATGCTGACTCCGCGCGAACTCTTCAATGCGCAGGGGTTCCCGTCCGACTATGTCATTGATGGTGCTTGGAACTATCAAGCAGAGGGCGCCGGCCCAGTCTGGCGCGAATTCTCGAAGTCGGTTCAGGTCTCCTGTGTCGGCAACTCTGTCTCGCCGCCGGTCGCCTGTGCGCTGGTCTCGTCGAACTGCAGCCACCTCATCGAGCATCGGGAGGCGGCAGAATGACCGAAGCTGAACTCCTCCGCGAAGAGATCGCCGAACTCGAAGCTCAGATATTCCGCATCAAGGGAAGCATGAACCGCGCCGACAACGGCGTGAAGCTGCAGAAACTCGCGGTGATCACTCGACTGCGTGACCGGTGCAAGAAGTCTCTGGCTGCCCTCGAAAAGCACGGGGCGGCAGCATGACGGTAGTCTCCTCAAAATACGCGCGTATCGAGAATGATCTGTACCAAACAGAGCCTTGGGCAACCGAGGCACTGATCCGTCACTTCCCCGTCGCCGGTATGAAAATCTGGGAGCCAGCTGCCGGCAACCATCTGATCGCCGACGTTTTGAAGGAGGCTGGTGCGACGGTCCACACGAGCGACATCGCGACATACGAGCGGCGGCAGGATCAATGGTTGGACTTTCTGGACGATCTACCGGTCACGTTCGGCGGCGACGGGATAATCACCAACCCGCCCTACGGCGTCCAGAACCGGACGGCGGTCAAGTTCGCTGAGAAGGCGCTCGAGAGATGCTCCGGTCTCGTTGCTCTTCTGCTTACCGCCAAGTTCGATTCCGGCAGTACCCGCACGCACCTGTTCCGCGACAATCCCCGCTTTGCTGGGAAGATCGTGCTTATCGATCGCATCAGCCTCCTCTTGAACAATGAGAGCGGGACCGAAGATCACGCTTGGTACATCTGGACCGAGGCGCCGCGCCTGCCGCGCGTGCCTGTCCTGATTTATGCGGGGAGGGAAGCATGACCTTCCTCGAAGCCTACGCCAAGTTTGGGCCCGACACGATGGCGATCGCCGAGGCTTTGGATATCAAAGAGCATGAGGCAGACCGTCTCATCAATGCGAGATTGAACTGCAGCTATGCAGAGCGCCTTCACGCGCGCCGGGTCAAGAAGATCGCCTACGCCGGCAAAGAACCTTTCGTGTCGGAGTGGGCGAGATGATTTCTGATCGCATGTCGGCCGCCGAGTTCCGCGCTATCCAGAAGGCAGATCAGCCCGAGCGGCCCTCGAAGTACCGGAACAAGAAGACGACGGTCGACGGCATCACCTTCGACAGCAAGCGCGAAGCAGAGTTCTATTCGTCGCTGAAGCAATTGGAGCGCGCCGGCCAGGTCTACGAGGTCGAGCTCCAGAAGCCCTATGCGCTCACGGTCAATGGGCAGCTGGTCTGCACCTACAAAGCGGATTTCGCCTTCTATGACGCGATCCAGAAGCGAAACCGCGTCGTCGACGTCAAGGGCGTTGCGACCAAGGACTTCGTCATCAAGAAGAAGCTGATGCGCGCCGTCTTCGGCATCGAGGTCGAGGTGGTGCGATGAGCCGGTGGATTCGCGTCCAGACCTCCATCTTCGATCACGAGGTGTTTGCCGCTGAACCGTTCAGCGAGCGTGAGGCCTGGCTGTGGCTCATCTCCAAAGCGGCTTGGAAAGACACCGTGCACCGCATAGGTGCGTCTGTCATGCCTGTCCCTGCAGGGAGCCTTTTCGTGACCATCCGCGAGATGCAGGCGGCATGGAAATGGACCTCGACGCGGCGCGTTCACCAGTTCCTTGAGCTGCTTTCCAGCCAGAACATGATTGAAACATGCTCTGAAACAGGAAAGACGCTCGTAACTGTCTGTAATTACAGCAAATACCAGAACACTGAAACACATTCTGAAACACTGGAAGGTGCTGAGGCGAAACAAAAACGAAACACAAAAGACACCAGTACACCAGACACCAATACATCCTCACTCCGTTCGGATGTTTGCCCGGAGCCGGAAAAATCCGCTCCGGCCTCGCCGACGGTGATCGAGCTTCCGACCGTCAATGGCGACATGGTTTCGATTTCCGAGGCGGATGTTGCCGAATGGTCCGAGGCTTTCCCTGCCGTGAACGTTCGCCAGCAGCTCGCGGCAATGCGTTCGTGGCTCAACGCCAATCCGAAGAACCGCAAGACGAGCAAGGGCATGAAGCGCTTCGTCGTTTCATGGCTTTCACGAGAGCAAGACCGTGGGGCGCCACGCCAGCAATCCCCGCCGGTACAGCAGAAAACCGCTTTCCAGCTCCACCAGGAAGCATTCGCCAAAGAACTCGACAGGACCATCAACGGGAACGACCGATATGACGACCGCCCTGACAACGTTGTCGACCTTGCAGCAACAGATTACCGCTACGGCGGAGCGTCTTCGCCCATGCGGTGACGATGGCGTAGCCAAGGCTCTCAAGACCTTGCAGACGGCTGGGCTCGCCCTGGCGTCAACGATCTCTCCCAGCGACGCCCAGACGGTTTACGGCTATGCGCTTGCCGGCCTTTCCCACGAAGCACTGACAACGGCCTGCAAGAAGCTCATCCGCGGCGAATACAACATCGACCGCAAGGCATTCATTCCGATCCCCGCAGAGTTAGCAGCAATGGTGAGGGCAGAGCAGCGGCTCATCAGCGAAGAGCATGTGCGCCTAAAGGACACCATCGCCTCTATCGAACTGTCGCGGCCTGAGAACGGGACAGCAGATGATCCCGAAGCGCGCGCCCGGGTGCGCAAAATGCTCGAAGGTTTCCGGTCCTGGCGCCAAGCCGAAAAGGAGAAGGAGACGCGCGGCGGAATTCCGGAAATGCCTCCGTCACCGGAAGAAATCGAACGTTGGAAGAAGATCATGGATCTGCCGGACGCGCGCTCGGTCAGTGCCGAGCAGATGGCTTACCGCCGAAAGGTCGAAATGGACATCGACGCGGCGGAGCCGATCGAAGAGGAGCGCGCGGCATGAGCGACCTTCTCGACCTGCAAGAGGCGAAGGCGGTTAGGGTGAGATCGTCTGACGTCAAGGCAGCAATTGCCGCCATGCACACCCCTCCATCGCACCAGACGTTCTTCGAGGTATCGAACGCTACCGGGTACGGCATCAAGAGTTACGCCGACGCGATCTCTATGGGCGTTTGGCCATCGACCGGCAACGAGATCCACGGCTTCGAGGTGAAGGTCAGTCGGAGCGATTTCCTAAACGAGATGAAGAACCCCGAGAAGGCGATGCCGATCATGCAGTATTGCCATCGGTGGTCACTCGTGTGCCCGGCAAGCATGGTCAAGCTCGACGAGGTGCCGGCAACCTGGGGCGTCTATTGGTACAAGGACGGCGCTCTCAAGAAGGCGCGGCAGGCGCCGCTGCTGGAGGCAAAGCCGCTAACTGCTGCATTTGTGGCGGCGCTGGTGCGGCGAGCCGGGGAGGCCGATTTTGCCGTCGTCAACAAGGCTGTGAACGACGCACGCGCCAAATGGGAAGAGGGGAAGCAGCGCGAGATCGAGAGCGAGGTTAGGCGTCGTGTTGGCAGTCGAGATGCTGCCACAGATCTCCTTGAGGCCATGGAGGCCGAGTACGGCAGGAAGCTGAACGAGTGGGATCTCCAGAGCCTTTGCAAGGCCGTCGCTGTCGCGGCGCGGCTTGGATTGCACGAGAGCTGGAGCAGCCCCGTGGCCGTTCTCTCCACGATCGAGGATGCCGCCTCCCGTATGCGCGAGGTGCTCTCCGGCGTTGGCATCGATCTCCCGAAGTCGAAGAGGAGATCGGCATGACCATCCAGCATCGCACCGTAGACATCGAGGCTGCTGCGAAGCTCTGGAAGGATGATCTCTCCGCCTCCCAGATCGCCAAGCGCTTCGGCGTCAGCCGGAACGTCATTGTCGGGCTGGCCTTCCGCAACCGCGGTCTCTTCCCGTGGCGTGGTGATGCTGGGAAGAAGACCCGCGCACCCGGCCCAGCGAAGACGGCGCGGCCTCGCAAGCGGGCGCCGGAACTGAAGCCGGAACCGGAAATCCCAGCGACGGCCTATGACGCTGAGCGGCTTCAATCCGCAAAGCTCCTCCACCACCTCACGGCCGGCGAATGCTGCTGGCCGCTTGGGAACGGCGGCCCGTACCTGTTCTGCGCGGCGCAAACGACGGGCCGCTACTGCCGAAACCACCATGCTCGGTCATTGCCGAAGAAGAACGAGGGAAAAGCATGACCAGATCACGTTGGTACGCAATCAGGACGGCCCCCGGCTATCAGCGCATGGCCGCCGTTGACGAACGCCTCCCGGAAAGCCGGCGCATGGAGTCGATCATCGAGAGGAACTGCCGCAAGGACGGCTTCGACATCTTCATGCCCTCGTTCTACAAGGAGCTGAAGCACCACCGGACGAACGAGATCATCGAGAAGCGGTTTCCGTTCCTGGTCGGCTATGCCTTCGTCAATCTGCCCAGGCTGAACTTCGAGGAACTGCGCAGGGTCGACGGCGTGATCTGCTTGCTGCGAGGAAGCATCGGCTATGGACCGCTCGAGTTTCCCGACGGCATGATCGAGGATCTGTACTTCGCGGAGCACGAGCGCCGGCAAGCCTTCCTCTACGAACAGCACTGCCGGAAGGAGAACGAGCGCCACGAGCAGATCCAGCACCTGCGCGGCCAACTCCGGAAGATCCTACCGAAGGGCCGGAAAGCTCGCGTCTCTATGGTCGATCAAGCGGAGAGGGCTATAGATTCTCTAAGCCCGCAGATCAAAGAGCGGGTGCAGAAAATTATCAGTGAATTAAACGCGCTCACCGGTGATGCAGAGGTTGAAAATATCCGCGAAGCTGTATAGATTTCCTGCAGTGATTTGCGGTTGTTCAGTTGCGGACCTCACAGAGGGAATACTCGCCGGACCGCTGCCGAGAGTTCACACTTGGCGCATAGGAGAAATGCGGCCAAAATCTACTGGCCCATTTTACCTCTGCTGCGGTTAGCTCTTGGTTTTCGACGTAACCACGTAAATTGCATCTCCGACCGTGATAACGGTCTTGGCCACGTCGTCTGAAAGTTCGATATTGAACTCGTCCTGAATCATCATGACGATTTGAGCGACTTCGAGAAAGTCGGCGCCGAGGTCATCGACCATAGACGCGTCGTCCACAGCATGGGCAGGGTCGACGCCCAACTGCTCGACGATTATTGCTCTTACACGGTTAGCGGCGTCCGCGCTGGATTTTTCCACCGGTGTCCTCCCTTAAAGCATGATCACGCTTCTCCCGGCCTGCTCAGGCACCGTGACGTAAGCATAGTCATCGCTTTTCTTTATACCATTAATCTCGCCGTCGCAGACAGGGCAACTGGTAAGCCGCGTGGCTGAATACGAGGAAGGCAACGCCAGCTCGTCCTCACATTAAATAGCGGTAATGATTGGACAAAAGCCTTCAGCCAAGGTGGCCAACGCGAGTGGCGCATTCTACATAGGCGATTAGGGGTAGCGATCAGCCAGCCGCCCGACGCCACCCCATCGTGGCGGTTTTTTCGTTTTCAGGAGCGCCAATGAACACCCCTTCCCAGAAGAGAGACCAGCCCACCGCTCAGGTCGGGTACCGCATCCGCTTCTATAAGCACTACGGGCATTCACCAGCGTGGCAGTTGGTGCCGGAGGCAATGACTTACCTCGAAGAGAGTGGGTTCGCCGGCAGAGGGCCGCCCCCACTGCCGGAGTTCACGGATTCCTGCGTGGTAGCCATCGATGAAGACGGCAAGGCAATCGGCTTCCTCACCTACGGCTGCGACGGGGAGAGCTGGTTTATCACGCTCTCCTACGTGGTTCCCGAGCGTCGACGGAAACATATCCACACCACTCTTTTCTACGCGCTTCGCGACAAAGCCATAGAGCAAGGAAATGTCGTTTCAATCGACTGCTTTACGCACGCCAACAACCTGGCCGCCCAAGCAGCGTTCGAAGCGCAAGGTAGGACAAAGGAATCCATCAGGTATACCTATTCGCTGAAGGACAGCAGCGACCGCAAAGAGCCGCAACCGCGGGGCCGCAGCTTTGAGGAAACGCCGATGCCAGAATACCTCGTCGAGCGCTTCGATACCGGCTCAGACAGCCTTAAGTTCATGCAAGCCTTCATCAACAAAAAGGCGGCCGAGGGGTATGCGCTCCACCAGGCAATCGAGCGCAGCACGTATCAGTGGGTGCTGATCTTCAAGCGCGCCGATCAGGCCTGACAGCCGCAATGCCAGAATAGGGAGCCGGACCCATGGCCCGGTTCCCCGATGTCCCAATTTGTGCCCTCAGGCGAGGGTAGAGATTGCGACACCATCAAAGTCATGGCTCATAGTCGGCAAGGAAGGGTGCCTGCCGCCCACCGATGGGGTCCCACCCCGTCAGTAACTCCATCGTCCACGAAAGAGCCTCCAACTGCTCCTTAACATCTCCGCCGGTGTTGTCTTTCAGTTCGCGATAGGCGGCTTCCATGCGCTTTAGGAATCGCTGCTGAAAGGTCGGGTCGGTTTCATTCAGCGTCTGCACCAAGCAAGCAGATACCATAGCCATCCCGAGTTTAGCCCGGTGCAGATCTGATCGTTTGTCTTTGTCTTCCATGTTTGATCCCCAAGGTTAACCGATGCCCGTCCTAAAGAACGCACGGCACGAGAAGTTCGCGCAGCAACTCGCCAAAGGTAAGACGGCCGACGAGGCATATCAGCTTGCGGGGTTTAAGCCTAACCGGGGAAATGCAGCACGTTTGAATGCAAATGACAGCATTCAAGCGCGCGTAGCCGAAATCCAAGGCAAGGGCGCCCTCAAGGCGGAAGCAACCGTCGAGCGTGTTCTGAAAGAGCTGTCTCGTATTGGCTTCTCCGATCTTCGCCGCGTGTTCGATGCGAATGGCAGGCTGCTTCGACCTGAAGAGTGGGATGACGATACCGCCGCCGCAGTCGCGTCGGTCGAAGTGGTGACACGCAACATCGGCGACGGTGAGGTCGAGCACGTCCACAAGATTAAGGTCTGGGACAAGAACAGCGCCTTGGAGAAGCTTGCCAAGCACCTCGGTATGTTCATCGAGCGTGTCGAGCACTCGGGGAGCATGAGCCTCAATGTCTTGCCAGAGGACGCCGAATTGTGACCCATGCAGGTAGCTCGATTAACGGAGAAACAGCGAGAGGCTAATCGCCTTCTTGCCGGCCCGGCGCGCAACATCATGCTCCGCGGCGGGTCTCGGTCTGGAAAAACGTTTGTTCTTTGTCGGGCGCTGATCCAGCGAGCGATAAACGCTCCGGGTTCGCGGCACGTCATATTCAGGTTTCGGTTCAACCACGCGAAGACGTCGGTCTGGTCCGATACCCTGCCAAAGGTTCTGGCCCTCTGCTTCCCGTCGGTTCGGGTGCGGTTTGACAAGACCGACTTTTATGTCGAGCTGCCGAACGGATCGCAGATCTGGATAGCCGGCCTCGACGATAAAGAGCGCGTCGAGAAGATCCTGGGACAGGAATACGCCACTCTCTATTTCAACGAGAGCAGCCAAATCCCTTGGGCATCCGTCGAAACGGCAATGTCCCGCTTGGCGCAGAAGTGCGAACTCGCTCCGGCGATCGCCACCGCGACAGGCAGGAAGTACCTCTCCCTTAAGGCCTACTTCGACTGCAACCCGCCATCTAAGCTCCATTGGAGCTTCCAGATGTTCCGGGCGAAGATGAAGCCGGGCACAAAGGAGAAGCTGGCCAAGCCTGAAGACTATGCCGAGATGCAGGTGAATCCTGTCGACAACTCGGAGAACCTGCCGCCTGAGTATTTCGAGGTTCTTGCCTCGATGTCCGCAGCGAAGAGGTTGCGGTTTGAGGCCGGAGAATGGGCCAGCGAAGTCAGCGGCGCTCTATGGGCTCTTGAGGATCGCAAGGCGCCCGACGGGAAGCTGATGCCGGGCATAGACAGCCTGCGTGTCGCTAGCGCTCCTGAAATGCGGCGCATCGTCGTTTCCGTTGACCCCTCCGGTACGAGAGGCGATGGAGCTGGGGACGATATCGGTATCGTCGTCGCCGGCCTCGGCATCGATGGGCATGGCTACATTCTTGAGGATGGCACTTGCCAGTTGTCACCAGAAGGGTGGGGCAGGCGAGCAGTCGACCTCTACCATCGTCATCAGGCGCACCGGATCATCGGGGAACGGAACTTCGGCGGCGATATGGTGCGCTTCACCGTCTCGACGGCTGATAAGACCGCGCCCTTCAAAGAAGTTGTCGCCAGCCGAGGCAAAGCGGTGCGAGCAGAGCCGATCAGCGCATTGTATGAACAGGGCAAGGTGCATCACGTCGGAGACTTCCCCGATCTTGAAGACCAGATGTGCAATTTCACGCCATCTGGATACCTCGGAGAGGGTTCACCTGACCGGGCCGACGCCCTGGTCTGGGCTCTCACCGAGTTGATGCTTGGAGGTTCGTCCTTCACGCTGACGAACGTTTAGGAACGGACATGGCCAACATCATCGCGTTCGTCCGCGACAGCCTGACAAACATGGTCGCCAGCCTGGGTACCAGCCGGGACAAGGCCGCGGCTAACGTCTATTCGATGCCGATGCTCACCGACGAGGAGCTGCTCAACGCCTATCGTGGCGCGTGGCTCCCGAAGAAGATCGTCGATATCCCTGCGTTCGACAGCATCCGTGCTTGGCGCGATTGGCAGGCGAAGAAGCCGCAGATCGAGGCAATCGAAGCGGAAGAGAAGCGCCTGAACGTCATGGGCAAGCTGCTGGAGACCCGCATCAAGGCGCGGCTCTGGGGTGGTGCTGCGTTGGTCATCGGCACCGGCGATCAGGACTTGACGCAGCCGCTTGACGTCGAGCGCATCGGGAAGGGCGGCCTGAAATACCTTACGGTCATGACCCGTCGCCACCTCACGGCCGGCGAGATCGACCGTGATCCGGCGTCGGAATGGTATGGCAAGCCGAAGATCTACCAGTTGAACTCCGCCGATGGCGCTCAGGTCGAAATCCACCCGTCACGCCTGGTCATTTTCAACGGCAGCCAGCAGCCGGACGAGGACATCGTAACGACCACCTATGCCGGTTGGGGAGACAGCGTGCTCCTGTCGGTAGTTGATGCGATCAAGCAGGCCGACGGCACGGCGGCGAACATCGCCAGCCTCGTCTTCGAGGCCAAGGTCAACGTGATCCGTATTCCGGATTTCATGCAGAACCTCGGCAACGCAGAGTACCGGGCCAAGATCCTCGAGCGCTATACGCTCGCTGCGACGGCAAAGGGCATCAACGGAGACCTCCTCCTCGACAAGGAAGAGGAATACGAGCAGAAGACGGCAAGCTTCGCCACGCTGCCGGAAGTGCTCATGTCGTTCCTGCAGATCGTGTCGGGCGCGGCCGACATCCCGGCTACCCGGCTCCTCGGCCAGTCGCCGGCCGGCATGAACGCGACCGGCGAAAGCGACCTTCGTAACTACTACGACCGCCTGCAGGCGATGCAGACGGTCGAGATGACGCCGGCGATGGCGCGACTCGACGAGTGCCTGATACGCAGCGCGCTCGGCTCGCGCGACCCCAATATCTACTACGAGTGGGCACCGCTCTGGGGCATGTCGGAGAAGGAAAAGGCTGACGTGTTCAAGACGAAGGCCGATGCTGCTCGGCAGTTGGTCGGAACGGGCACAGGACAGGAAATAATCCCGCGTGAAGCGGTGTCCGACGCTCTCGTCAACACCTTCATCGAAGACGGTTCGCTGCCCGGTCTCGACGCAGCGATCGAGGAGTACGGCAAGCTTTCTGAACAGGAGCCGGATGAGGAGGAGCGCACCGCGGCAGCCACACAGGCATCTGCAGCAATGAATCCGAGCGGCTGATTAAGTGGTAGAGAAAATCACCATGAAAAGACCGGCCCAGAACAAGGCCGACAACTCAGCCGCCAACAGGAAACCAAACGCGGTGTCGCTCATGAAATCCTCCGTAGACAACCCCATTGCCGAGAGGACTATAACGGACGGAAACCGGTCCCGCTACTCACTAAGACGCAAGTAGCGAGTAAACCAGGATGCCGACGGAACCCCAGAAGCCAACCATTACCAATGCCATCGCGGCAACCAAAACCTTCGTCACGACGAAACTCCACGACTGTTATGAACGTCCAGAACCTAGCCCGTGGCTGAAGTCTTGGTAACGGACCATGGTCTGATCTCGCTGCTTCGTTCGAATTGCCATTGCCGTCCTCACTAGGGCGGCTTCTCTTTTGAGGCAACCATGAAATTCACTGACTTAGCACCGATCGCGCGAACGCGACGGACCGCCGGCGGCTACCTTGTTGCTGACGTCCGCACCGCTCGCACCGGCATCCAGCTCTATGCCGGCCATGAGGTCGGCAAGCCGGAAATGGCAACCGTGAAGGTCTACCGTCCCGAGGATCAGGTCTTCGACAAAGCCAGCCTCGGCAGCTACGCCCACAAACCTGTGACGAACGATCATCCGGACGAGGCGGTGACGGCTGACAACTGGAAAGCGCTTTCCGTCGGCCAGATCGGCGACGAGGTTGCCCGCGACGGTGAATTCGTCCGCATCCCGCTCATCGTCATGGACGGTGCCACGATCGGGGAGATCGAGGGCGGCAAGCGCGAGCTCTCCGCCGGTTACACCTGCGATCTCGCATGGGAGCCGGGCACCACGCCAGCGGGCGAGACGTACGACGCCATCCAGAAAGATATCCGGATCAACCACGTCGCCATCGTGCAGCGCGGCCGCGCCGGATCAGAAGCTCGCATCGGCGACGGTGTGAGGTCGTGGGGCGCTGCCCCGTTCACCAGTGATCAGAAACCGAAAGAGGACAAGATCATGACCCTGAAGACGGTTACCGTCGATGGCATCCCGGTTGAAGTAACCGACCAGGGTGCCACGGTGATCGGCACGCTCCAGCAGCGCCTTGCCGACGCCAACACCAAGTTCGCCGACGCCGAGAAGGAACATCAGACGGCTCTGGCCGCCAAGGATGCCGAGCTGGCGAAGAAGGATGCCGAGATTGATGCTCTGAAAGGCAAGATCCTTTCCGACGCCGATCTCGACAAGCGCGTCCAGGCACGTGCCGATCTCATCACCAAGGTGCATGCGATCGCCAAGGACGTGAAGACCGAAGGCCTCTCCGATGCCGCCATCCGCAAGGCTGTCGTCGTCGCCAAGCTCGGGGATGCGGCGATCGCCGATAAGTCGGAGTCCTACATCGACGCCCGCTTCGACATGCTCGTCGAGGATGCCAGCAAGAACGGCGCCGATCCCTTCCGCACCGTCGTGCAGCAGGGCCTTTCGCAGGTCAGCGACGCCGACAAGGGCGTGACCGACGCCTATTCCCAGATGGTCGCCGACATGAAGGCCGGCAAGACCTCTGCAGCGGCCAACTAAGGAGGCGCTTCAATGGCTACCTACCAGACCACCTACGGCGCAGCTCCCGCGAAGGGACTTGCAGGCCAGATCGCTTCCGAAGAGAAGTGCAACAAGGTCAGCCGCACAGTCGAGACGGCGGCCGGCATCAAGTTCGGTGCTCCTGCGCAGCGCGGTACCGGCAATCATGGCGTTGCCATCCTCTCCACCGGCGACTTCCTTGGGCTCGCAGTGCTCAATCCCGCGGTACCGCCGAGCGCCAGCAATCCCGACGCCTATCCGCAGTATTTCACCGGCGCATTCATGACGATGGGCACGATGTACGTCACTGCGGGTGCAACGGTCGCTGCCGGTGACCCGGTCTACTACCTGACCGCCAACGGCCGGTACACGAACGTTGCCAACGCCGGCGCCAATCCGGCTATCCCCGATGCCTTCTTCGAAGAAGCGGGCACCGACGGCGCCATCGTCCAGATCAGCCTTGGCCTGCGCCATCAGGCGTAACGCCTCGCGAAAGGAACCCTGAACTATGAACCAGATCATCCGTCAGGCCTTCGCCGATGCGCAGGCCGCGTTCCCCTTCGTCATCGCGCAGGGGCGCAACATCGAGACCCGCATCTACCAGCGGCGCTACCCGACCTTCAACTACGGCGCTCACGTGCCCGTGGTGACGGAAGGGAACGCCTGGGCGATCGGCACGACCTTCTTCACCGTCGACACCGCAGGCGAGGCGAAGTTCCTCTCCGGCGCAGGTACCGACATGCCCTTCAACCAGGCCACGAAGGACATGGCCAGCCATGACTTCGCGATGATCGGCTCCGGCTGGGAGTGGAACCTCGAGGAAGTCAATCAGGCGGCCCTCTACGGCATCGACCTGAACGGCACTAAGGCCATGTCGGCGTCCGACAAGGTCGAGCGCCTGCTCAACTCGGTTGCCATGGTCGGCACGACCGAGAAGAACTGGACCGGCTTCGTCAACGACCCGCAGGTCTCGCGTGTCGATGTTGCCGCGGATGGAACGGGCTCTTCGACCTTCTGGTCGGCGAAGTCCAACGACCAGATCCTCCGGGACATCAACGACCTGATTTCCAGCGTCCGGGAGAACACGTCGGAAGTGGAGTGGGTGGACACACTGCGCCTGCCGCCGGAAGCGTTCCGTCTCATCGCCACCCGTCGTCTCGGCGAGGGCGATGGCCTCCTGACCCTCCTGGAATACATCCGCCGCAACAACGTCTACACGGCGGAAACCGGCCAGCAGCTCGACATCCAGCCGCTGCGCGAGCTCGCGAATGCCTCTCAGGACGGCGGCGGCCGCATGGTCGTGTATCGCCGGGATTCGGAAGTTCTCCGCTTCCACCTGCCGATGCCGCGCCGTGTCCTCCAGCCGCGTCAGAAGTCCATCATGGGCTTCGAGACCGGCATCATCGCCCGTACCGGCGGTACCGAATGGCGTCTGCCCGGTGCTGCCGCCTACGGCGACGAAATCACCACTCCGTAACCAGAGGATCAGCGATGAAAATCACCAACAATAGCATGGCGCTCCAGGGCGTCCGTTCCAAGGGGCGGGCGGTCTACATCCCACCGGGTGAGACCCGCGACGTCGATCTCGAAGGCGTCGATCTCGAAAAGGCCAAGCGCCTTCGCTTCCTCAAGATCGAAGGCGTTTCCAAGGCTGTAAGCAACCAGGACGGCGACGGCACGAAGACGGCACTCGAAGTGCTCGAAATGGCGAAGGACCAGAACGTGCAGTTCATGTCCTTCAAGTCGGCCGCCAAGAAGCTGCTCGGCGATAAGACGCCGGGCACGAAAGACGAGATCGTCGCTGCTCTCGAAGAGCTGGCAACGCAGCCCTGACATTCAGTCCGGCGGTAACCTGCCGGGCCTGTTTTTGCATCGGAGATTGACATGGCTGGATACGGCACGAACGACGGCTTCACGGCGTACGCAACCGAAGCCGGCTATGTCTTTCCCGACGGCACGACCGATGCCCAGAAGACCGCCGCACGTCAGCGCGGTTCTCTAGTGATCGATCGGTATGAGCCGAACTTCAGCGGCCGGCGCACCGGCGGGTATGCCCAAGAGCGTGCATGGCCGCGCACCGGCGCCACGACCTACTACGGCGAGGCGATCCCCTCGAACGATACTCCGGCCGCCATCATCAACGCTTCGTACGAGGCGGCATTCCTGGAGCTGACGAACCCGGGTAGCCTTTCGCCAGTCGTGACCGGATCGCAAACGGTGAAGCGCGAGAAGATCGGACAGCTTGAAGTCGAATATTCAACCTCTTCTTCAACGGACATCGACGATCTTGTGGCGCTCGCCACGCCTGTCGTGACTACGATCGAGGGGCTGCTCTGGCCGTTCCTCGTGCCGGTCTGGCCGGGTGCTTTGGTGTTGTAGCTCCAGGCATCGCCCGCACTTGATCAGAATACGCCCAGTGAGCCGAGCATCGAGACCATTCCGGCGATCAAAATAACGAATTGAGCCCTCTGCTTCATCGTAGGGTCAATTGGAAGCTTCTGCACGAGATAGAGCACAACCACGACGAAGAGGATGGTCAGGAGGATGCTGATTGTGGCGGACATGTGCCTCAGATCTTTGATCAAAAAGCCTTGCGGCAATGAAGGCGTAAATAAGGCTCAGCTCTCGAAAAGGAAGGGAGGAAGATGGCGAACCCGATCTATGCACGCCTTCAGGCGACCGCGCAACGGCTCATCGCCAAGTACGGCCAAGCCGGTACCGTGAAGCGGATCACACCTCCGGATCCTATCTACGGCGGTGATCCGGTGGAAACCTCGTACACGGCCCAGCTCGTCCCGGTGACCTACGACCAGAGGTACATCGACGGCACCACGATCACGACGGCTGATCGGCAGATTTACATTTCATCGGTGGGCCTCGCGATCGTGCCAACCGTCGGCGACGTCATAGCCGCCGGCGGCGTCGAATATCACGTCATCGCCGCTGATCCGAATAACTACGACGGCGTGACCAACGTCGTTTTCATCGTCCAAGGAAGGATCGCAGCATGAGCGTCATTGTTTCTCAAGCATAGCATCGCTCACCTCTCGGCCGGTGTGGCGCGGCCTGATAAGGTTATTCAGGTCAAATCCCTGCCGTCGAGCCTCAGCTAGGTAGTCTTCCAGGGTACTTTCCGAAATGGCACTCTCGCGCGCGATCACCCAAAGAAACTTGCGATCGGGCGTGCCGACCAGTGCGACCCGGTACTCAGGATCGATTTTGAGCACCCAATAATCGCCGTCAGTGAAGGGTATCCAGCGAAGTGCAGCCGGAAGAAAGTTGACTTTCAGCTTCGCGTTCGTGTCATCGACAGCCTCTGCTTGGCCAAGCGCTTGCTTGGGCTGGTTGTTGTTATCGAAACAGCGGTTGTCGACGCGGATCTTTCCGTCGTTATCAAGGGAATACTCTGCCGTGATGTCCGTCGCGGCATCTTCTTCATATTTGAGCGGCAGGCGGACGATCTCATACCAGCGCCCCAGATAGCGGTTGAGGTCGAGACTCGGAATTGCTGTGACTTCGCTCATGGCTTCGGTTCTCCTTCAATGAGGAGCGGCAACGCCTGCAGGGTACTTCGGTTCCCTGGCAAGAAGATTGGATAACCTATGACGTTTGATGAACTCCTCGCCAAATACGAGCCGGCGCTCGCCGCCGCATTCTGGCAGGCGATCGAGGATATCAAGTCGAGCGTCGTTCTGGCGCGCGTGGTCGAACGGCTGGAGCGCGGCGACGTCAATGGCGCCGTCGAGGCCATGCAGATCGAGCCGGAGGCCTTCTCTGCCCTCGAAATCGCGCTGCAGGAGGCTTTCAACGCAGGCGGCACCAACGCAGTCGGCGAGCTTCCGAAGGTCATGGACCCGCAGGGCAACCGCGTGATCTGGCGCTTCGGTGTCCGCAATCCTGTCGCCGAGGCGATCCTGCGCGTCCTGTCGTCGACGATGGTCACGCATATCACCGATGATCAACGGCAGGGCATCCGGCAAGCGCTGGAGCAGGGGCTTGCCCGCGGCGCCAACCCGAGATCAACGGCACTCGACGTGGTCGGGCGGCAGAGCCGCGTCACCGGCCGTCGAGAGGGCGGCGTGATCGGCGTGACCCGGTACCAGATCGAGTTCATCGAGCGTGCCCGCGTTCATCTGGCGTCCGGCAACCCGGACCTGATGAACCGGTATTTTGAGCTCAAGACGCGCGACAAGCGTTTCGACCGGACCGTCATGGCTGCGATCAGAGCCGGCAAGCCGATCACTGGCGAGGCGCTCACCAGAATAATCGGGCGCCTACGCGACAAGAACCTGCTTCTTCGCGGCGAGATGCTGGCGCGGACCGAAACCATGATGGCACTCAGCTCCGCCCGCGACGAGGCGATGCGGCAGCAGATCGAGGCCGGCAAGGTCCAGGCACAGGACGTCACGAAGGTATGGCGCTCCGCCGGCGACAGCCGGGTACGTCACACTCATCGTGTTCTGAACGGCAAGAGTGTCGGGATGGATGAAGTGTTTCAGAGCCCATCTGGTGCGCTTCTCCGGTTCCCGGGCGACCCGCGCGCGCAGATATCGGAGATCTCTGGCTGCCGGTGCAGGCTCGAATACAAGTTGGATCACATCGGCGCGGTGGTCCGCCGGTACCGTGCAGAGGTCGTCTGATGGCAACACTCTCCTTTAGCGCCGCTGTCGCGCAATGGGCCGACAAGGTCGAGGGTGCCGTCGAAGCCATCTTCAAGGAGGCGACACAGGAGGTCGTAGAGGAGATGCAGAGGCCGGTCGGTCAAGGCGGCCGGATGCGGGTGGACACCGGTTTTCTGCGCGCGTCACTGCTCGCGTCCTCGACTTCCATGCCAGCAATCAGCGCCGCCAAGCCGGCCGAGGGAGGCACTTACACGCCTGATTTCGGGCAGATCGAAGCGGTCATCGCCGGGGCTGACATCGGCGACACCCTCTATTTCGGCTACACCGCCTCCTATGCGGGCTACCGAGAATATGGGGCAAACGGACAGCCGGCAGACGGCTTTGTCCGGCTCGCCGCACAGAACTGGCCGATTATCGTTGATCGAAAGGCCGCTGAGTTGAAGGCGCGTCTGGGGCTTTGATGGCGGCGTTTGCGTCGCTTCCCTTTTCCATAGCCGCCACTAGCCCAAGCTGCAGCAAGGTCAGCGCCTTTCGCGCGGCCTTCAGGCTCGTATCCGCGCGCACCGTTGCACCTTTCTCACGACCTAGCGCAAGCAGAGCCGCATGAATGCGTTCATAGGCTTCATCGTCGGTGAGAGGCGGCCGTTCAGACATAGGTAACCGATACATGGCGGCAGGCACCGACGCAATCATCTTCAAGGCGATCACCGATCGGCTCCTTGCAATGCCACAGGTATTGCCAGTCGCCGCGCCGAACATCGTGTTCCCGCCCGCTGGTCAGCAGATGCCGGCGAAATACCTTCGTTTGGCTTTTTTGCCAAACCAGACACGTCAGATCACGATGGGCAACGACCCGCAGCAGAAGCGCGGTCTCTTGCAGGTCTCGGTCGTTTGGCCGGTCGGGCAGGGCATCATTGGCGCCCTCGATGTCGCCGATCAGGTCATCGACGATTTCAAGAACCAAACCCTATTCGCCTCTGGCGTGAAGATCACGATCAGCAGCGAGCCATGGGCGGCTGGCCCGCTCCAAGACGGTGACCGGGTGCAGATCCCCGTCACCATTCCGTACATCGCCTTCGAACCGGAGAACTGACATGGCAAACAAGGCAACGAAGAAGGGCAGCAAGGTCTATGTTTGCGCCACTGCCCAGAACACCGATCTTATAGAGTCAGCATATGCGGCGCTCACCTGGGTGCAGGTTGGCAAAGTCGGAAACATCGGCGATTTCGGCGCCGAGTCGACGATGAACAGTTACAACACCCTCGATGAGCCGGTGACCCAGAAACAGAAGGGCACGGCAAACGCCGGGGATCCGCAGATCGAGGTCGCCTCAGTGCATGACGATGCCGGCCAGGTCATCCTGCGCACTTTCGGCAACCCCCTCAACCTCGACAACATGGCGATCAAGGTCGAGCGCAACGATGGCGGCGAGGGGTTCACGAACACCATTTTCTACAGCCGCGGCGTCGTGTCCGGCCCGCTTTATCCTGGCGGCGGTTCCGACGACTTCGAGCTCGAGCGCTTCACGGTCGGCCTCAACCAGCTGCCGATCCGCGTCAATCCCGCTGTAATCCCGTAATCGATAGGTGACCCTTGGACATCTCCAAACTCGTCAATTCCGAAGACCTCTTCGAGCTCAATCTCACCGGCCCGGATACCGATGAGCTCGTAGGTATTCGTTTCATGATCCGATCCACGGAGAGCGATGCGGTAAAGCGCGTCGTTCGACAGCACAGCGACAAGTTCCTGGCCAGCCGGAAAAAGAAGCTGACCGCCAGCAAGGTCGAGGCCGAATATCTCGACAAGGCGGCAGCCTCCGTCGCGTCCTGGGACTGGGGCGATCACAACTGGAAAGGCGAAAAGCCCGAATGCACCTTCGAAAAGGCACGCGAGGTTCTCGAAGAGGCCGGCTGGATTTATGACCAGGTCGCCACAGCCTCGGAGGACCGCGCAAATTTTACGAAGAGCTTGGCGAAATGCTCTGCGAAGCCGTAGCGATTGTCGCGCGCTACGACAGCGTCCGAGATAAGGAGGGCGAGACCAGGCGGGAGCGCAACGGCAGCTTTCAGACTGAAAGTCCAGAGGTGGATGTGCCAGACAATGGCGCCTTCCTTTGGGATTGGTTCTGGGAGCTTCGGCAGGCGCAGCCGCCGGGGTTCTCGGGCCCGGTGCCGATCTCGAACGTTGAGGTCTCCGTGTGGTGCCAGCTGACCGGCAATATCATCCGCCGCGAGGAGCTTGCGATCCTTAGGGCGATGGACGCGCGGTTCTGCATCGAGATCGAGGCGGAGAGCGAGGCGATCAGGGAGAGGGAGGCGACGACTTAGCGTGCCGGCCCACCGATCGGAGACGAAAACGCAAGCTGGCCTGCGTGAGTAAGTGACGACGGTCACGGATCGGAGAAGGTTACCGAGCAGGTAATGGTAAACAGCCAAGGGGCTGACAAAGCTGGCGCAACTCATCAAACCTGCTCTGCAGGAAGCGTGAAGCGAGGACCCAGGCCAAGGCCAGCGCACGCAGAAGAGGCTCCCGAAGGAGCCTCTTTCAACTTGAGGAACTGTAATGAACGCTCTCACGCTCTACCAGTCGAGACGCCTCGTTTCGATGCCGCTTCTGCGCTTCGAATTCGCGACCGTAGTGGCGCGGATAATTCCAGTGGCAAAGAATAATGATGCGGAAGGCGCAGCTCGTCATAAAGAGACAGAAGGACGTGACCGTGAATATCCGTCGGCTGAGCATCAATCGCCGTTACAGGTGTCAAGCGTACGAAGCCGGGTCCGTTCATCGTAGCGCTGGCGACCTGCGTGATCCTGGCCATGAGGTCTCGGGTGAGATCAAATGGCAAAGCAACTCGAAGAGGTTGGCTGGCACCGATGTCGTATTCGATGACGTTTTCCCATCGGGTGTCATCAGGATTTCGGCTTTCTCGGCCTCCACCGCTTCGAATGAGACATTGCTTATCCCGGACATGCGCTCCTCCTAAGGTTGGCGAGGAGAAATCAGCACGAGTCGCAACGCAGAGTCGAGTCGTCTACTTGAACTCTTCCTTGGTGCCGTCTTCGTAGACGACGCCACGAAGGCACGCGGTAACATTTACGTCATGTCGGTCTAATTTGGCCGCTCGATCAAGCTTGGTGCCGGCATAGGACCCGCCGGTAGTATAGGTGGCGCCAATTGCCAGCTTCTCGTCAAAATCTGCAGGGATCTGTCCAATTCGCTGGCCCAGAGCGTCACTGAAAATGACGCTTGCGTCGATCATTCGGGCAGGCTTCGTCAAGGAACTTGCCAGCGTCACAGCCACTTCCGCTTCGTCGGCCTTGACGTTGACCGACCATTCTTTGACCGTAAGCAGGCTTTCGTTGCAGGCAGCACACGCATTGCCTGCGGTGAACAAGGCCGCACTCAGAAAAATATAGCGCATTTCATCCTCCGATTGAATCGTCAGGACGATAGCGCACGTTCTTTGAAAAGGAAAAGCCATGGCAGATGTCGCGACACTTGGCCTCCAGGTCGAAAGCGGATCGGTGGAGAAGGGCACTCAAGCCCTGAACCAATTGACGGGCGCGGCGGCCAGGGCGGAGGCTGCCTCCAATGGGCTATCGGGCGCCAATCGAGGTGCTACCGGAGCCGCGGCTGCGGCCGCAAGGGCGTATGCGACAGAAGGCGCTGCTGCGGCGTCAGCCTCGAAGCAGATCGAGATGATGAACCGGGCAGCTAATCAGAACCGCGCATCGTCGCGCGGCAATCTTGGGAATATTGCCGCTCAGTTCCAGGACATAGCTGTCAGCGCGCAGATGGGGATGGGCCCTCTGCAAATTGCCCTTCAGCAGGGTACGCAACTGGCCGCCGTCCTTTCAACTATGGAGAAACCAGTCCAGGGATTGGGTGCAGCCCTTTTGTCGGTGCTCTCTCCAGTTAGCCTGCTGACGATCGGCCTCATCGCGCTGGCTGCCGCTGGCCTGCAGATGGTTGATTGGACAAAGCTGGCTCAATCGGCGCTGATAGGTTTGTCGGATGTTCTCGAAACCATGGCCCCGTATGCAGTTGCAGCTGCGGCGGCACTGGCGCTGATCTATGCGCCCGCGATCATCGGCGGGATCATCTCGCTGATCGCGTTGCTCGGTCGACTGGTCGTTCAGCTTGGCATTCTCGCGGGAGCTTTCATTCTGGCGAACCCTGCCGTCGCATTCGTCGCCGGTATCACGGCGGCGGTAGCGGCGGCCAACATCTTCCGCGACGAACTCGCCAAGATCTTCGGACGTGACATTGTCGCCGATGCGAAGAACGCGGTGAATTTCATAATTGGTGCCTTTGTCGGAGGCTTTAACGGCATCAAATCTGCCTGGTCATTGCTTCCTGCAGCTTTGGGAGATGTCATCTACAGCACGGCCCAACTGGTGTTGAAGGGCACCGAACTGATGGTGAATAGGGTCATCTCAATGATTTCTGACTTCATCGGCGGTACCTACGATGCGCTCAGTGGCCTTGCTGGCAAAGTCGGCCTCGACATCGGCACGTTCGGCGGCATCGATCCAGTAGATTTCGGGAAGATCAGCAACCCCTACAAGGACAAAGCGTTAGAAGCCGCCAGCGGCATCACACAAGCGATGAAGGAGGCACAAGGCACCGATTTCGTCGGCGAGGGGCTACGTGTCATTGGTGAGTACGCCTCGACGGCAGCGGGAAAGATCAAGGATCTTGCCAAAGGCCTCGCCGATGTCGCAGAGAAGTCAAAGAAGCGGACCGGCGGCAAGAGCGAGCAGGAGAAGTATTCGGACATCGTCGCCGGCGCCGAGCGCCAGATCGCGGCGCTTGAGGCGGAGCGTGATGCTATCGGGCTCACCGAGCAGGCGGCAGCCGCGCTCCGCTACGAGACGCAGCTCCTGAATGAAGCCCAGCAGCGTGGTATCTCGCTCACGGATGCCCAGAAGAGCGAGCTATCGTCACTTGCGCAGGTCATGGCCTCGATCGAGGAAGAGACCCGCCAGATGGGTATCGCGCTCGATTTTGCTAAAGAAGTAACCGGAGGCTTCTTCGATGACTTCTTCGCGGGAATTGAGAACGGCAAATCGGTATGGGAGTCTTTCGGCGACGCGGCTTTGGGGGTGCTTGACCGCATCGCCGACAAGCTGCTGAACGACGTCCTCGATGCCGTGTTTCAGGTCAGCGGGGCAGGGGCTGGCGGAGGAGGACTCCTCAGTTGGCTCTTCGGCGGGGGCTCGAAGGTGGACCCGTGGGCTGGGCTGCGCGGGTATGCGAACGGAACGAGCTCCGCTCGACCTGGCGTCGCGTGGGTCGGCGAGAAGGGGCCGGAGCTTGTCCGTTTCGAGGGTGGCGAGGAGGTCATTCCGAACCATCGCCTTCAACGACCGGCAAATGGGAACGTGGCGCCATCGGGCGGTCAGCTAAACCAGAATGGGCCGCGCGAGATCATCCTTCGGGTGATTGCTGAGGAGGGGCCGATGTTCAGGCCCGTCATTCGGTCGGAGAGCCGAGGCGTCTCCGTCGAGACCATAAAACAGTATGACGCGGCGAAGGCAAACATCTACCAAAACGGCGAAGACCGCTAATCTTCGATGGATTTCCCGCCTTGGATCACGGTGAAGATACTTTCGCCGCTCTTAGCCTTCCTCATTGATGTGAGGAATTCCTCCATTTCCTGCGCCATTACCTCGAAGGCACGTCGTGCACCGGACCGCTGCTCGGGTGTCAATTTCGGATCACTCGCGAATTTCTCCGCTGAGTTGATGTTCGATTTACGGGCGTTCTCTGTCATGGCCATCAGCGCCTCGTACTGAGATTCATCGATGTTCGATAAAGCGCTTGCAACAAACATAAACATAAAGCGATGGGCATTCGCCCTGAATTCCAGGTCCGATACTTGCTTGACCAGCTTGCTGTGTTCATCGGCCAAGAGCTGAAGAACCTGCTGGGTTGTCCCGCTGAAATCGATTGTGGGCACTGATTCCGCTCCCTAATTCCCTACCGCTGCATATTGCGGCGATTACCCTGGATTGCAACCAACATGCCTGATCCGATTCTGTTGCCGACGCTGCCTTGGCGAGACTGCCAGTTTGATCCCATCAATCCGACGGACGTTTCGATGATGGAGGGCCGGCGTTCCGAAGAGCAGGCCGCCGGCACGCCTTTCTGGAAGGCGCAATACACCACGAACTGGATGACGCCGGCCTTCTACGGGTTGTTCGATGCTTTTGTCATGAAGTCGAGTTCGCGCGGTGCACCTTTCCTCGGATACGACCTGTTTCGGCCGCGCCCGATCGCCCACAACAACGGAAAGCCGCTCGCCGGCACGAAAGCAGGGGGAGGGGTATTCAACGGCGGCGCGGTTCTTCAGGCCATCACCAATAGCCGAACGGTCGTTGTTGCTGGTCTGCCTGCTGGTTTCAAGCTAACAGCGGGAGATTATGTCGAGTTCAGGATGTCGGCGCTCGTCCGGTCACTTCACCGGATCGTCGAGAACGCCACGGCGAACGCCAGCGGCGTGGTCACTCTCTCGATCATGTTCGGCTTGGATACTCAGCATTTCACTACGTCGGCGACAGTCCATCTGGAGAAGCCGTCGTGTGTCATGAGTATTGATCCGGGCAGTGTGGCGGCACCGAAATCGTGGGCGGGTCGCGAAGCCTCCTTTTCCGCTACGGAGATGTTTTTCTCATGAGTGTGCTGGATCCTGCTGTCGAGAGTGCGCTCGAGACCGGCCGCCTTGCACGGCTCGACCTCATCCGCTTCGATTTACCCGGCAAGACCGTCGGCTACCATCGTGGTGGGAGGCCCTACACCTATAACGGTCTGACCTATCTTCCGAACCGCTTTCTCGAGCCGGGCGAACTGGTGAGCGCAGTGGGCGTCGCCGTGACGACGCGGACTATCGTCTTCTCAAACATCCCAGTCAGCAACCCCGAGGACGCAGTCTCTCAGATTGAGCAATATAACTATCAAAATGCTCCGGTGATCATCTCCCATCTGGCGGGAGATCCCGAAACGGACGCGGTCCTCGGGATTCTCGCCTCATCGATCTACGAGATCGACCAGGTTCGCTACAACGAAGGCGCGGTCTCGGGCTACGAGCGGACGCTGACGATGATGATTGACCTGCAGCCGCCCGGACGATCGGCGCGGGGCTCTACCGGGCTCAAGCGCTCGCAGGCCGAGCAGCAGTTCGACAATAATCCCACCGACACGGGCCTGGAGCACGTGGCGACGAATGCAACCATCCCTGAGGAATGGGGGCAGGTGTCGCGCTGATGTCGATCTAAATCATAGAGTATAGAACGGCCACGGAACGCTTGGGGGACAAAGCGGGTCCGCCTCCTGCCGACCACACCGCTGCTTCAGAGGCAATCCATGAACCGCTTTCGCATCGTTGAAGCCACGCTCGCGCGTGAGCTTGCGAAACCCTATGCCTATGGCTCGGCCGATTGCTTCATGCTCGGCTGCGCCTTCATCGACGCGCTGACGGGCTCGGCGGTCGCCGACAAATACCGTGGCGCCTATCGCACGCTCGCCGGTGCTCAGCGGGCGCTGCGCCGGCGCGGGCATAAGTCGCTGGTGAGCTTCTTCTCGGCCGAGCTCGGCCAAGAGCCGAAGGGCGGGGCGGAAGCGCGCCTCGGCGATCTCGTCATACTGCGCCTGGCCGACGGCGCCGAGCATGTTGGCGTCTGCCTCGGCGCCCGTTTCGTCACCAAGACCGAACGCGGCCGGAGTGATCACGCTCTCGCCGACGTCATTGCAGCCTTCCACCTCGGATAATCCAGTATGGCAATCTTCACTTCAATTGCGACGGCGATCGCCGGTGCGCTGTTCGGCGGCTCTGCGCTCGCTGCCAGCCTCATTGGCGGCGCTCTTGCGTTCGGTGCCAAGCTGGCGATCGGCAAACTCAGCCAGCAGAAGCAGCAGAAGCGGAAATACACGGCCGTTCAAGGCAAAATCCAGTTCGGCGGGGATGTGCCGGTCGGCACGCTCTACGGCGTCGGCACGACAAAGGGGCAGCGGACTTTCTATGCCAAGTGGGGCAGCGGCAACAAATGGAATGCCGAGGTCTTCGTGCTCGCGAATGGCTGGTGCGACGGGCTGGAGCCCTACGTCTACATTTACGGCGAGAAGAAAGCGCTAGTATCCCGGCCGGTCATCGGCAATGAGGTCGCGAACTATCATATTGAGGGCTTCGTCAACGGCTCTGGCGACCCGGTCCTGACGATCCGCTTTTACGATGGCAGGCCAGGCCAGTTGGTGGATCAAAAGCTGGTCGACGTCACGGCGGCGCTTGGCAACAAGTGGAAGAGCACGAGCGTCAATGCCGGGATCTGCTACGTCGTCGTCGAACGCATCTATAGCGACAAGCTCTTCGGCTCGAAGGGTAGGCCGGAGCTTGAATTCGTGCTCCGCGGACTTCGCGAATATGATCCGCGCAAGGACTCGACGGTTTCTGGCGGCTCCGGGACGCAGCGGCTCAATACACCGTCGACCTGGGCGCACACGAAGAACCCGGCCGTTCACCGCCTCAACTATCAGCTGGGCCTTCGCGCGCTGGTCTCCGGCCGCACGCTGATCGGCGAGGGGAAGAGCCTCGGGCAGATCGATCTCGCCACCTATTTCGTGGCGATGAACGTCTGCGACACGCTGCGGGCGAATGGCAAGAAGACCTATGAGTGCTCGCTCTTCGTCAGCGGCGACGACGATCACACCGAGGTGCTGAAGCAGTTCGACGATGCCATGGCGGGCTATGGGCTCAACCGCCGCGGCCTTTCCGGCGTCATCCCCGGCGCACCGCAGATCCCGGTCAAGGATCTGACCGCGGGCGATATACCCATTGATCGCGCTAAGGACGTGCAGTTCCGGCCATCGGCTTTCGAGCGCTTCAATCACCTTTCCGGCCAGTTCACCTCGATCGAGTCGATGTGGAACCCCGAGAGCCTGAAGCCGGTCTATGTGAATGCGGACATAGCCGCCGACGGCCGCAACCGGCAGACGAGCATCGATTTCCTGCAGGTGACCGACCCGGACATTGCGCAATACCTGCTCAATATCCGCTATCGGCAGAACCGCATGGGCGGCAAGGCGACAGTTCCTGTCAGCCGTCGCTTTGGCCTGGCGGTGCAGGAGGGCGAGTGGATCACCTGGCGCGGCAAGAGCTGGCTGATCAGCGAGTGGCGGGCCGACGACCGGCTGCGCATCACGCTGGTTCTTTCGGAGACCAGCGCGGCGATCTATGACGACGCTGGCATCCAGCCGGGCCCTGTCGTCATCCCGCCGACGCCGCCGATCAACCCGTCGCTCTTGTCGACCGTGCAGAACTTCAATGTTGCCGTCGGCATGATCAACGGCGCGCAGGGCTATGACACGCCGGCGCTCGTCTTCACCTGGACCCCGCCGGACGATCCGACGATCACGGCGGTGCGCTTCTCCTATCAGATCGAAGGCACGACAGAGATCTTCGAGGATCAGTGCACCTCGCCCGAGGACGGTCTGTTCCGCACCACGAAGAACGTCGTTTCCGGCAAGGTCTACAATGCCCGGGCGACGATCACGACCGTGCCCGACCGGTTGCGCACCTTTACGCCCTGGATGACGACGGCGCAGCCGACCGGCTTGCAGTCGCTGCTCACCGGCCTGCAGCAGTTGCAGGACGATGCGCTCAACCGCTTCAAGGAACTGCAACAGGAGATGGACGAGTTCTTCCGGCCGCGGCTGGTCGAGCTGCTGGATGCCTTCTCGCTCGAAGGCGCAGTCGGTCAGATCGAACGCCAGCAGATCGTAGCCTCCATAGGCGACGCGCTGGCGCAGATCACCGAGGAGCGGCGGGTCCGCGTTTCGGAGAACGAGGCGACGGCGCAACTGCTGACATATCTGCAGGCGAGCCTCGGGGGCACGAACGCGCGGTTGATTACTGAGGAGACTGTGCGTGCGACGTCCGACAGCGCCCTCGCCAGCTCGATCACTACCCTCGACGCCGAGGTCGATGGCAACCTCGCTCGCTTGATCGCCGAGGAGACCGCGCGCGCCGATGGCGACGGGGCACTTGCGACCAGCATCAGCGGCGTGAGCGCCGACTTCAACGGCCGGTTCGCGCAAGGGCTGGTGAAGTTCGAAGCGGTCGCGGCGCCGACCGGCGTTGATGCCCGCTTTTCGGTGCTGCTGCGGGCCGGGACCAACCAGAGCTTCAAGGTGTCGGGCTTCTATGTCGAGCTTTACACAGAAGGCGGCGTGCAGAAGTCGCGCATGGCGGTCCAGGCGGATCAGTTCCTCGTCACCTCAGGCAACAACCGCCATTATCCGCTCGTCTTCGAAAACGGCGAGTTGAAGCTGGCGATTGCCAACATCGGGACGGTCAATGCCGGACTTCTTCAGTCGCTGAACGGCAAAATGAAAATCGACCTCAACAACGGCACGATCGAGGTTTTTAGCTAATGGTCCGCACGATGATTGGCGTCGACAGTACGGGCGCCGGATGTGTCAAAATCATGAAGAGCGACGCTGACAGTCCGCGCACGACGCCGGACAGCCAGCGCTCGAAGTTCCTCTATAACTCGAAATATGCGCTGAACGCGTCGATTGCCCATATTGAGCGTGTGAACACTATTCCCGGCGGAAGCGGTACCCAATACTTTCCCGCCGGGTCTAACTCTTCCAACTACCAAAAGCTTGTTGCTTACGGTGACGCGGGCGGATTTAATGAAGCGATATGGGTGCTTAAAAATAGCGCCTTCCCTGATTTGAAGTACAATATGCCGCTTTTCGACGTGAAAGCCACCCGCAATAGTACGGGTCGCTTTAATCAGATGAAAATACAGCGGCGATATAGCGGCAAATATTATAACGATCAGGGCGGTTATTTGTTCATGGGGAATTGGCGTCAAGCCCCTTGGTTCAAGGATTATGAGGGACTTGTCAGCAATTGGGGTTCCTTCCCGTATGGAACAGTTACGAGGATAAACAACTCAGACACAAACGACGCCTACAACCGCTTTCAATCCAGCGATAAACGGTTGATCGTGTGGAACCTCCCCGGCAATGAAGACCCGTCATTAGAAGCTCCCGTGCTCGCGCCAAACGGCAGTAAGAACATCATCATTCGTTCGGATAAGATGATTATCGCTAAGCCGGGGTACAACGCGGAAACTGCGACCGAATGGCAAATCTCATTCGACAGTCGACGTGTGCCCGTCAAGGTCATCGCTGCTGCGGACATCGCAATTCCCGCAGGAGAGTCGTTTTACGATACCGGGCTAACGTTGCCGACAAATATCGCGCTTGATGTTCATTTCTACACGGGCTCCACAATCTATTATCCATGGACTCCCGACATGGAAGACGGTGCGGGGGCGGAGTACTGGTTTAGCGGCACGCGTATTTACTTCAACGCGGCCTCCGCTATGCGCGCTCGGTTCATGCTGTACCTCGACGCCGGCGACAGCCCGACGAATGGTAGCAACAAGGTGTTTAGGCAGTTCACTGAGGGCGGCGTGGATGTGGTTCAATTCCTGCGCCCCGGTTCCGCCAACCCGCCGTCCTGGGCAGACATCGTGATCGACAGTCGTTGGCCGTGTGTGCAAGTCCTCAAAGAGGGGTATTTTCCTGTTTCGGCAGGGAGTCCAGTCGAGACGATTGTCAATTTTGACGCTACGGGCATGTTCCCCATGGTCAAGTACATGACCAAACACGGGCCCGGTTCAGATCAGAATTTCGGCAGTTGGCAGGCGTCGATCAAATTGCCGTCCGTTCGCCAATTGATCTACTCGACAAGCAGCAATTTCGAGTGTGGGGACAGCTCCCATTGTCGCCTAACCCAGACAAGCGCCACGTTTGTCACCAATCGCGGGCGACCAGGCGACTATTACAACGATGATGATGACCCGGGCACGTGGCGCACGGAAGGCGCCGACGATGTGCTCGGCATCCGCTACTACATTCTCGGCATTCCAGCTTAGGAACTCCTGACATGACGATACCCTATGTAACGGGCACGGTTTCCGTGACCGCCGGCAGCGCCGTGGTGACGGGGACCGGAACCGCATGGGCGACGGCTCTCGTCGCCGGCGGCCTCTTCGGGCTCGACAGCAGCAACGGCAACCCGGTGCCGATCCTCTCCGTCGACAGCAACACGCAGCTCACATTGGCGAAACCATGGCGCGGCACGACGGCGGCCGGGCAGGCGTACTGGATCATCCGCGACACCGCTTATCTGCAACAGCTCTCCGCCAACGCCCAGGCGCTCGCAACCTATATCCAGCGGCTCGACAATGCGGCGCTGGCAGCGCTCGCTTCCCTCAACCCTGCCGCCGACAGGTTCGCATATTTCACGGGTTCAGGCGCGGCCGCGCTTGCCACGATAACAGGCTTTGCCCGGACGCTGCTCGATGACCCTGATCTCGCGACAGTGCTCGCCACACTGGGGCTGACTAAGGCGGCTTTAACTGACAGCAACAATCTCTGGACGGCGCCGCAGCAGTTTCGTGGCGCTGCCATTGCGGGCGATGGCGTGATTGCCGCAACATTCGCAACGGAACGGTCGTGGAGTGTCGTTCAAAGGGGCGCGGGTGCGGCCGCTTCGCTTTCGCTCGAAAACTCTTCGCAAAAGACGATCGCGTTTTCCAGTGAGGTCACATACACGGGGCCGCAGATTGTCCTGAAGCCACTCGGCGGGGCGGCTAACCAGATATTGGTCGGCGGCGTCTCATCCACAGGGCACACGTTTCCGAGCTATTCATTCATCGAAGCGCCGGGGAGCGGTGTCTACGGATACAACACGGCGACTGTCGCCTTCGCTAGCTCGGGAGACAGGTGCGGCATCTGGAATTCTTCCAGTCTGCACGTCGGCGCGCGAACGTCGAACACCACTTCTCAGACCGGCACGGGCTCGTCTTGTCTGGCCAACGGGCAATTCTTTTCGTTCCTCGAGGCGGCGTCAAACGGCACAGCGTTGCAGGTGTATTTGAGTGCTACCGGCACACTGGTGAGCGGCGGCCGAATACGTTCCGATTCCACCGGTTTAACGCTGCCTGCCACTTCCGATTACCGCCTCAAGGAGAATGTTTCAGACCTCGTTGCCGTGCAAATCGACGCTTCTGAATTCTCAGAGCTGTCATCTTCTGTCTTGCGCGTGCTGGCGCTCCGGCCCGTGTCGTTTACGTGGAAAGACGGGCGCGTTCCGGGTCCGGTTACAGGCTTTATCGCTCATGAAATGCAGCAGGTGTTGCCGCATGCGGTTTCCGGCGAGAAGGACGCGATGGAGGATATCGGGACGGCAACTAGAAAGGGGGCCACCATTCCCGACACGGTGGTCGTCGACCTGGTCGAAGAGGTGCAAGAGGACGGAACAGTAGCACTCCGCAGGTTGGAGCGCGTCATTCCCGGGTATGTCGAGCCCGACGAGGTTTACGAGAACACGCCGCGATCGCTGGTCCAGCCCGGTTTCGAGTTCGAAAAGACGGGCGAGATCATCGCACCGCAGGCGGTCGACCACGTGCAGATCATTCCGGGGCTCGTGGCGGCGGTCCAGGAGATGACCATGATGCTTCTTGAGAGCCGGCGCACGGTTGCCGCCCTGAGCGACCAGGTGGCGGCGCTGACGGCGCGCGTTACGGAGCTTGAAACGTAAGGCGAGCTGCAAATCCTTCCCCCTGATCCGCTCGGATCAAAACTCCAAAAGGAAAATCAGATGGATAAAACCGTGCCTCCCGGCGCGGCGATCCTGCTCGACGTCATCCGTGAAACGGAAGTCGGGCGGAGCGACCGCGTGTCGTATGACGTGATCTACGGCCACAATCAGGACAAGCTGCCGCAGAGGCTGACGACGATGACCTATGGCGAAATCGTCGACGCGCAGAAGAGCTGGTCGAAGCGGTTCGGTTCCAGTGCCGCCGGCGGCTATCAGTTCATGCGGGCGACGCTGATCGATCTTGCGAAGCAGGTCACGTCGATCAGCGGAAAAGATGTCTTCACGCCCGATCTGCAGGACCGGCTCGCCTACAAGCTGCTTGTGCGCCGCGGCTACGCGGAATTCATCGTCGGCAAGATCAGCCTCGTCCAGTTCGCAGAAAACCTGGCGAAGGAATGGGCCTCCTTTCCGGTTCTTGCGGCCACCAAGGGCAGCGAGCGCGAGGTCAGGCGCGGCCAGTCCTACTATGCCGGCGACGGGCTCAACAAGGCGCTGGTGAAGCCGCAAACGGTTGAGGCGGTGCTGAAAGAGGTCCTCGACGCAGCACGCCGGCCGCATGACCCGGTGGAGGAACCGGAGGCTCGGCCAGTTCCGTTGCCTGTACCGAAGCCGAAAGCGAAGCCGGTGCGCAAGTCCGGCCGGTTCTGGACCTGGCTGCTGACAGCAGGCGGCACGATCGTCACCGGGTTGAAGGAGCTGAACCTGGTCGCACTCGACTGGCGGGTGCAGATCGCCATCCTCGTCGTCATCGTCGTCTTCGCCGTTTACGCGATCACCTCCATGCCGGCGGTACGCGGTGCCTTGGGGCTGAAGTGATGGTCGACTGGCCGAAGATCATCGGCGGCGTGCTCGTGCTCGCCGCCATCACCTGGGTCATCGTCGAGATCCGCGAGGACGGTGCCCGATCTATCAAAGACGCGATCGAAAGGCAGAACAATGACGCGGCTTCTCAATCGGACGCTGACCGCAGCGCTTATGACCGTTGCCTCGATGGGGGCCGCGTGTGGGACTTCGGCGCCCGCAAATGTCGCGGGGCTGCGCCGGGTCGTCGGGACTGACCTGATCGGTGCGCGCTGCGCGACGCCGGCAGATCAACGGAAGATCGACCGGACAGTCGTCGGCATCTGCGCCGCGGCGGTCTGGACGGAAAAGGAATGCGCTAGACATGGGGAAGGGCGCTGAATGTCGCAGAAATATTCATCTTTGATCGAGCTGCTCAACGCCTGGTTCGGCGGCGCGGCGACGACCATGATCGGTGCGCTGGTCGGCCGGCTTATGTGGCACACAAACGAAGTCCGAAAGATGCGCCGGAAGTTCTTTGGCAAGGAGCTGCTTTGGGAAATGCCGATCGCGGTCGGCATGGCCTTCATCGGCGAAGCGCTCGCCTCTTGGCTGATGCTCGAGCAGCCAATGGCAACCGGCTTGATTGCGGCCCTCGCCTACCTTGGGCCGCGGGGCTCTGAAGTTATTTTTATGCGATGGTTCGCGGCTAGGGTGGAAAAGGGCTAGAGGCTTTCGCTGATATCAGCGCAAGCATCTCGCTTGCGGCTCCAGCCGACGGGGGGTGTAGCAACTTGTTGGCGTAAGACCTCAGTCCTATTCAAAACCGGTTGGTACTCCTTATTTTCATCGGAATGACCAATCGAACATCAACGATAATCATTCTATTGCTGGTCCTCGTCCTGCTCGTGATCGCGATCTACGGCTTTCTTGGGATTCAACAGCTAATCTAAGCTGCATCTCGGCCCCGATTTACTCCGCAGGCCGCCAGCCAAGTCATGGCAAATACCGCAACAATAACAAGGACAATCATGATGCCGGCGACGTCGAGCGGGTCCATTCGGCTGCCTCCGTCACGCTCAACCCTGAAGGCGACCGGTGTTCCGGGGTGAAGCTGTCGAAAGCTAAGAGGCGCCAAGAAAAGCAGCGCTCCTGGCACAACTGAAAAGGAGCGCTGCAGTTGGTCGACTTGTGCGATTGTCCGCTAAGCCGACATTTCAGCGGAGAACTTCCGGTCTGAAATAGCAACTCTCTTTTAAACCGCTTGCTCGTTAAAATGTTCCATCGACTGGGTGCAGTTCAACCTCCGCGCGGCTGATGCCCAGCGATGTCGCTCCCAAGCGTGGAGTGCGCACTTTAGATAATGACTTGCTCTCCCAGCTCGACGACCCGATTAGGGGGCAGATGAAAGTACTCGGTTGGATCAATCGCCGCGTCGGCCATGGCGATGAAGAGCTTGTCCTGCCACTGGGGCAGTCCTGACCGGGGGTCGGCTATCAGCTTGCGCCGGCCGAGATAAAAGGAGGTCGACATGATCTCGAACTTGAAACCCTCCTTTCGGCAGCGCACCAGGGCTCTCGAGACATTCTGATTATCCATGAAGCCGAATCTGAGCTCCAACAGGCTGAACCGATCAGAGAGCTTTGTAATTGTGTAGCGGTCCTTCTCGGGCACATACGGGACCCTGGCGGTCTTGATGGTCATGATGACGTTATGCTGGTGAAGGACGTGATTGTGCTTGATATTATGCAACAGAACTGCCGGCGTCGTGTCGGGCGTGGCGGTCAGGAAGATCGCTGTTCCGGGGACTTCGACAGGAGCGTGCTCGGACTTTCGTTCGACCATGGCCATGAACTGGCTCAGCGGAATGTCCTGGCGGGCGGTCTTCTGGCGCAGCAGGCTGACACCCTTCCGCCAGGTCCACATCATCGTGATCAAGGTGCCAGCGATGAGGATGGGCACGTAGCCCCCGTGGTGAACCTTCAACAGATTGGCGCCGAGGAAGACCAGTTCGAGACTAAACAGGGGAAGCAGGACAGCTATGGCTGTCAAAGCGGGCCAGCCCCATTGGCGCCGAACGAATTCGAAGGCGAGAATCGTATCGATCACCATCGCGCCTGTAATGGAAATGCCGTATGCGGGAGCAAGGGCCTCGGAACTGCCGAACATCAGCATGAGGGCGAGCACACCGGTCAAAAGGGTGGTGTTGACCAAAGGCAGGTAAATCTGACCCGTTTGCGTTTCCGAGGTGTAGCAGATCTCGACGCGTGGCAGGAAGCCGAGGTGGATCGCTTGCCGTACGAGCGAAAAGGCTCCGGTGATCACCGACTGGCTGGCGATGATCGTTGCGGCCGTGGCAAGGATCACTATCGGCAACAAGGCCCAGTTCGGGAACATCAGGAAAAATGGATTGGAGATGGCATCGGGATGGGACAAAACCAGCGCGCCCTGTCCGAGATAGTTCAACGCGAGGGCGGGAAAGACGACGGCAAACCAGGCCGCCTGGATGGGTTTGCGGCCGAAATGGCCTAGATCGGCATAGAGCGCTTCGGCTCCGGTCACAGTGAGGAAGATGGCGCCGAGCACGACAAAGCCGACGAAGCCGGCATTCCATAAAAAACCGATCGCATTGAGCGGGTTAAAGGCCGAAAGGATCGCCAGATCGTCGCCTATATGCGCAACGCCGGCAGCTGCCATCAC